GCAACATTCACAGTTACTGGAACCTTGACTGTTTCTTAAAAAATGATATCTATGTGTTCATAAAGAATTTATGAACTTAACAAACTATTACTGGTACTTTCAATCAGCTATCCCTGAAAGAATTTGTGATGACATTGTAAAGTATGGTCATCAAATGCAAGATCAAATGGCAGTCACTGGTGGTTTTGGTAAAAAGAAATTAAATTCAAAAGAAGTTACAGATTTAAAAAAGAAAAGAAATTCAGATATTGTTTGGATGAATGATAGATGGGTGTATAAAGAAATACAACCTTATGTTCATCAAGCAAATCAAAGTGCAGGTTGGAATTTTAATTGGGATTGGTCAGAGTCTTGTCAATTTACAAAATATAAAAAAGGACAATATTATGATTGGCATTGTGATAGTTGGGATAAACCTTATCAAACACAAAATCCACAAGATCCAACTAATGGAAAAATTAGAAAATTATCTGTAACCGTTACTTTATCGGATCCAAAAGATTATAAAGGTGGTGAATTAGAATTTGATTTTAGAAATTTAGATCCTGATAAAAAAGCTAATATTGTTAAATGTAAAGAGATATTGCCTAAAGGATCTTTAGTTGTATTTCCTTCATTTGTATGGCATAGAGTATGTCCAGTGAAAAGTGGTGAACGAAATAGTTTGGTGATTTGGAACTTAGGATATCCATTTAGATAGGAGAAATATGAAAAAGAAAAAAGCAAAAGCTAGAAAAGAAAAAACAAAAAAGATTATTGAAGAAGGTTATCCAAAACAACTTGCAAGAGAGCAATACTTTGCTTGTCCTGTTTGGTATGCAGATCAAGAAAAATATGTTAAAGAATTAAATAAAGCATCTGATCCATATATTGAAGCATCTAGAAAAACTTTAAAACCAGCTATTGATGAAAGAAATAAAAAGTTTGGTGATAAAGGAGATATGGGTCACGTCTTTCATTCAACATCATTAATTGGAGATCCAAAATTTGCTGAACTCCAAAATTATATTGGAGCAACATCTCATAATTTATTGCTTGAGATGGGTTTTGATTTAACTAATTATCAAGTGTTTATTACAGAAATGTGGGTACAAGAGTTTTCACATAAAGGTGCAGGTCATCATACTTTACATACTCATTGGAATGGACATATGTCTGGTTTTTATTTTTTAAAAGCTTCAGATAAAACATCTATGCCAATGTTCGAAGATCCACGTGCAGGGAATGTAATGAACTTGTTACCAGAAAAAGATAAATCTAATATCACTTATGCAACCTCACAAATACATTATAAGGTAAAACCTGGAAGAATGATTTTCTTTCCATCATATATGCCTCATCAATATATTGTCGATATGGGTTATGAGCCATTTAGATTTATACATTGGAATTGTCAAGCAATACCAAAAGCAGTATTAAACTATCAAGGAGAGAATAATGTCGTTCAAAAAAAATAAATACACAGTTTTAAAATCAGCTATCTCACCAGAACTTGCAGATTTTGTATACAAATATTTTTTAAACAAAAGACAAGTTGCAAGATTTTTATTTGATAACAAATACATTTCACCATTTACAGAATACTTTGGTGTATGGAATGATCAACAAGTGCCAAATACGTATTCTCATTATTCTGACATTGCAATGGAAACATTATTACAACAAGTAAAACCTGTTATGGAAAAACATACAGGTGTAAAATTAAGTGAAACTTATTCTTATGCAAGAATTTATAAAGAAGGTGATGTACTAGCAAGACATAAAGATAGATACTCTTGTGAAATTTCAACAACATTAAATCTAGGTGGAGATGAATGGCCAATCTATTTAGATCCAACAGGTAAAGTAGGTCAGGCTGGAATTAAAGTCGACCTTAAACCTGGAGATATGTTAATTTATTCTGGATGTGAATTAGAACATTGGAGAGAAGAATTCAAAGGTAAGAACTGTGGTCAAGTATTCTTACATTATAATAAAGCAGGATCTAAAACTGCTAAAGAAAATGAATTAGATAAGAGACCTTTAATTGGTCTACCTGCTTGGTTTAAAGGGGCCAAGTTGACGAAGTCTAAGAAGTAGTCTATAATATAGACTTGTACGGGGAGTACCACCACACCACACTCTCCGTACTTACTAATTAATTCACATATGCTATAATGCTGTTATGGCTTTACGAAAAATACCATTTAGACCAGGTTTTAATAAACAAATCACAGATACCCAAGCTGAAAATGTATGGGTAGATGGAGATAATGTAAGGTTTAGATATGGTATGCCAGAAAAAATTGGTGGATGGCAAGAGTTAATTGATCAAACATTAATTGGTGTTGCAAGAGCACAACACGTGTTTGCAGATTTAGATGGTCGTAAATATGCAGCAATTGGAACGAATAGATGTTTATATATTTATTTTGATGGTAACGTTTATGACATAACTCCGATTGATCCAGATAGGCAATCGACTGGTGCAGACATAACCACGACTAACGGATCAACGACAGTTACTATTACAACTTCTGGATCACATGATGTTGAAGTTGGAGATATTGTAACTTTTGAAAATGCAGGATCTTTTACTGGGGGTCAAACAGATTATACAGCTACAGATTTTGATGATGTGTTGTATGAAGTTAAATCAGTACCAAGTGCTACTACTTTTACTATTCAAATGGCATCAGCTGAAACTGGAACAGGTGCAACAAATGATGGAACATTAGACCCACTTCCTTACATTAGAATTGGAGATATATTTCAAAGTCCAGCTTTTGGTTGGGGTATTGGTAAATGGGGAACAAGCACATGGGGAACACCTAGAACTGCAACAGATGTATTCCTAGATCCTGGAATGTGGTCATTAGATAATTTTGGACAAAATTTAATTGCAACAGTACACAATGGAAGAACGTTTCAATGGTTACCTATCCAAGCTTCAGGCACAGGAGCTTTAAATACTAGAGCAACTTCTGTAGCTAATAATCCTACTAAATCGGTTATGACAATCGTATCAGACCAAGATAGACATTTATTTCATTTAGGAACTGAAACAACAATTGGAGATACCTCTACACAAGATAAAATGTTTATAAGATTTTCAGACCAAGAAGATATATCTGATTATCAACCAACTTCTATCAATACTGCAGGTACATTTAGAATTGATAACGGTACACAAATTATTGGAGCTACAAAAGGTAAAGATTATATTATGATTCATACCAACACTGCTGCATACGTAACGCAGTTTGTTGGTCCACCATTTACATTCTCAATTAGACAAGTAGGTGCAAACTGTGGTTTAATTGGACAACATGCATCTGTGTTTGTTGATGGTGCTGTGTATTGGATATCTGATGAAGGTGGTTTCTTTGTTTATGATGGTACCGTTAAAAAATTACCATGCCAAGTTGAAGACTTTGTGTTTCAAACAACAGGAAATAATTTAGGTATAAATAGAAATGCAGGTGAACAAGTATGTGCGGTGCATAATAGTTTATTTTCAGAGATATCTTGGTTCTATCCTAAATCTGGATCTGATGCAGTTGATAGAGTAGTTACTTATAATTATGCTGAAGCAACTTGGGTAACAGGATCATTAGCAAGAACTTCTGGTATTGATGCATCTATATATGACAAACCTTATATGACAGAATTTACGCAAAACGTTGCAGGAACTTTTCCAGTAGTAAATGGAATATCTGCATCGCAAGGATCATCAACTTACTATGAACATGAAACAGGAGTCAATGAAGTAGACTTTGCAGGCAACAAAACTGCTATACAAGCTTATATTGAATCTGGTGATTTTGATTTAGATGATCAGGGAGACGGAGAATACTTTATGAAGATAAGAAGATTTATACCTGATTTTAAAGTGTTGAGTGGTAATGCAAAAATTACTTTAGATTTAAGAGACTATCCAAATAATGTTGCTACTTCATCACCATTAGGTCCTTTCACTATTACATCATCTACTGATAAAGTAGATACACGTGCTAGAGCAAGATTAGCTGCACTTAAAATAGAAAATGATTCAACTGATGAAAATTGGCGATTGGGTTTATTTAGATTTGATATTCAACCAGATGGAAGAAGATAATGGCTAAAATTACAGTACAAATTCCAGAACCAAAAGAACAATATGATGCAACTAACCAACGTCAATTAAACGCATCTTTAGAAACGTTAAAGAACCAATTAAACTTTTCGTTTCAAGAAGATTTAAAACAAGAGATAGAAAGATTTACTTGGTTTAATAATCAGTATGGAGGTTGTTAATGTCTTGTAATAACGTTAATGTTGAACCAACTGTTATTGGTGGCGGAGATGGATCAAATGCTTATGATGCATTTGGTAGATTAAGAGTATCTAATCCACTTACTATATTTGATTCTAAAAATGTTATGTCAAAGAATGATCTCTTTGATGAAGACTTAACAGGATCAGGAACCGTTACTTATACAGCAAATAAATCAACAGTTAATTTAAATGTAACCACAGCTAGTGGTGACAAAGTTATTAGACAATCTAAAAGAGTAATGAGTTATCAACCAGGTAAGTCATTATTAATATTAAACACATTTGTAATGAATACTCCAGAAGCAGACCTTAAACAAAAGGTAGGAACATTTGATGCAAACAATGGAATATTCTTTTATGCTGACGGTACAACATTAAAAATTGTAAGACGAACTTATGTAACAGGATCGCCAGCAGATACAGAAATATCTCAATCATCTTGGAATGGAGATAAATTAGATGGCACAGGTGCATCAGGTTATGATTTAAATGTAGATAAAGCTACAATTTTATTTACGGATTATGAATGGTTAGGTATGGGGGCTGTTAGAGTTGGATTTGTTATTGATGGTAAATTTATTACAGCACATACATTTTTAAATGCAAATGATTTAACAACCGTTTACATGCAAACTGCAAACTTACCTATCCGATATGAAATAGAAACAACTGGTACTATTAGTGGAGCAGCTACATTACAACAAGTGTGTTCAACCGCTATGATTGAAGGTGGTTATGCACCAGAAGGATTACGTCAATCAATTGGAACAGCTTCATTAGGTGGAGTTAATCTGACAACAGCTGGAACGTATTACAATTTAGTAACGATTAGAATTAAATCAGGAAGACCTTATGCAGTAATTATTCCAATCGACATTGCAGCGTCAGCTATTTCTAACTCTGATTTTCAAATAGAATTAAGACTTAATGCAACACCGAGCACGGCATTTTCATATACAAGTTATTCTGATAATGTAGAATATGATTTAACAGGGACAACCACAATCACTGGTGGAACTGTTGTTGGTCAAGCATATTTGTCTGGTAAAGGTGCAAACAATTTACAATTTGCACAAGACGGATTTAACTTTGCTTATCAGTTAGGACAGACGATTGCTGGTTCTTCTGATACATTAACACTATGTGCTAAAGGCGCATCAAATGGTGATGACATCTGTGGTACTTTAAAATGGGTTGATTTAACATAATGGCTAATATATATAAAAACGCATTCTTTACAGGAACTACTACTGCAGCTGTTACTGTATACACAGCACCGGCCAACGGCAGAGGTATTGTTCAAAACATACAAGTTACCAATGAAGCTGGAAGTAAAGTAGTTAAAGCTAAGATAAATGATAATTCAAACTCTAATACTTCTAATTTAATTGCTTATGCATCTATTACTGGCCCTACTATTTGTAATATAGCTAAAGGGCCAATTATACTAGAAGAGAACGATGCGTTGACATTAGAGACAAGTGATACTACAAGTGTTACAGCAGTGTGTTCAATATTAGAAATTTCTAGAGAAGACCAGAATGGCTAAACAAAAGTTTACGCATTTCGTACCTAGACCAAAACCTCGTAAACGCCCAGGTCGTCATAAAAAAAGTCTTTCCAAAAATGAAAAAAGAGATTATAAGAAGTACAACAGACAAGGAAGAGCATGAGTGATTTAGTAAAAATACCCGCTGAAGCTAAAGAAATTATTAAAAATAAAAGAACTGGTAAAGTATATGCTAGTAAAGATGAATTTCAAGCTGATGTTTTAGATCCTAATACGGATACAACTGCAGAAGATTTTAGACAAGACTTAGAAATTAAAGTGACAAGAGTTTCAATGGGTGCTAAAACAAAAGAATAATGAAACCCCGAGGAGCCACTGAAATACAGCATGAGCTGTTAGAAAAACATGTTGGTAAAGAATTATTATCCAGAGTCCAGATATGCACTTCAGTACCGGGTAAGGTACCGTTAGATCCAAACAAAGTAAACATTCTTTGGCAAAAGAATTCATACGATCAACCTAATTTACAAGAGTTTTTTGGTAATAAAGAAAGACACAAAGAATACGATTGGTACGTATTCAACTCACATTGGAATTATGAAAAGTTTAGATATTTTTTTGATATACCAACAGATAGATCTATGGTCATTAAAAACGGTATAGCTAAATTTCCAAAAAGAAAAATTTATAAAAAAGGACAACCTATAAAAATACTTCACCATAATACTCCTTGGAGAGGTTTAAATGTTTTACTTAGAGCTATGCAGGAAATTACTGATCCCAACATCACGTTAGATGTTTATTCATCTACCCAAGTATATGGAAAAGAATTTAAAAAACAAAATGATGATCAATTTAAAGAGTTATACGAACAAGCTAAACAATTACCAAATGTAAATTACATTGGATATAAATCTAATGAATATATTTTAGAACATATGACAGATTACGATTTATATGTTTATCCAAGTATCTTTGAAGAAACATCTTGTGTGTCTGCTATGGAGGCTTTAGCTGCAGGCGTACATGTAATTACTAACAATTATGGTGCATTATATGAAACTTGTTCTGAATGGCCTGTATATATTAACTACACAGAAGATTATGAACAAATGGCTTTAGCTACTGCTGAGGCTATAAAAGTAGCAGCTAAATATTTGCATGAAGACTACATACAGAATCATTTAGAAAACCAACAAAGGTTTTATAAAAGATTTTACAGTTGGGAAAAGAAAGGTCAAGAATGGGAAAGTTTTTTAAGAGGAGCTATAAATGAGCGAAAGTAAAACTTACATTAATGAAGATACTTATCAAACATTAAAAGAAGCTAATGTTAAGCCAATGCCACGTGTTGTTGATGGTATGAAAAAGATTAAACCCATGTGGAAAACGGATACCGGACAACGGACAATATCTAAAAACAGAGCACCTTATTCTATATTTGTTGCAACACCAGTTCATGATCAGTGTTCTATTCATTATGCTCAAGGACTATTAGAGTTTCAAAAAGAATGTATAAAAAGAAATGTTGATGTTGCTTTTCAAATAATGAAATCATCATTGGTAACTCAAGGTAGAAACTTATGTGTATCTGGATTTATTGAATCGGGTATGAGCCACATGTTGTTTATCGACTCTGATATTTTATTTAATGCTGAATCTATATTTAAAATGATTGAAAGAGATAAGGATGTTATCTCCATACCATACCCATTAAAAACTTTAATGTGGGATAAAGCTTTTAGAAAAATGCAAAAAGGTGAGATTAAAAAAGGGGATGATATAAGAAAATGGTTACATACTTATCCAATGAAAATTGAAAATCCAAATAATGTTAATGTTGAAAGAGGTGTAATAGAAGTAACCCACAGCCCAACTGGTTGTATGTTAATTAAAAGACAAGTATTTGATAAGATGATTAAAGCTTATCCAGACAAACAAATAGTACAAAAAACGGTTATAAATGGTGAGTATGTAGATAAGCCTCATATGTGGAATTTTTTTGATTGTATTCATGATCCAGAAACTAAAACTTATTTAGGTGAAGACTTTTCTTTTTGTAAACTATGGAGAGAAATAGGCGGTAAATGTTATGCCTTTATTGATGACCCGATAGCACATATTGGAGAACATCAATACCAAGGACGATTTGCTGATGAGTTGATATTACCTAAGTAAAATGGTAATATTTGCTATTAAAGATCTTTAGAGGAGAAATATACTAGATGTTACAATTTTTACCTTATGCCCTAGCTGCCTATGGAGGATACAAGGGTTATCAAGCAAATAAACAAGCGGGAGCTTCAGGACTTAATAGAATTTTAGGAGGCCTTACAGGTGCTGCTATGGGTTATTATGGTGGTCAAATGATTCCTGGAGTGGCTCAATCTGGATTTAAAGGCATACCTCAATTACCAGTTCTTCCATCCATATCGCAGGCACAAAAAATTACAGAGGTAGCGGATAAAGACCCTGACCAAAGAAATTTCTTACAAAAATTACTTATGAGAAAAAGAATTGAAGAAGGTGTTGATGGGGGTTTTACCGGAGAGTATGAACTAGATCCAACTAAAGCTGCAATTGGTGCAGGGGGTCTTGCATACTTATCAGGTGCGTTTGAACAAAAACCAGTAGATCTATTTCAACCAACATACAATGTAAATTATGCAGAATTAGCAAAACAAAGACCAGATTTCAAATACATAGATCCTGAAACAGGACAAGAAAAAACTTATGAAGAAGTATATATACCTGAAGCAAATGTAAGAGAAACAGAAAGACTTGGGCCTTATGCTATTTCAAGAAACACATTTAACACAGGTGGTTTAGCTGAAATTAAAAAGTTTAATGAAGGCGGTATAAATTACTTACCTTCCAAAGTATCTCATGATGAAAATGATGCTAACAATTATGTAAGAGCATCAGGTTATGTTGAAGATGGTTCAGGTAATGGAGATAAGGATGAAGACACAATGTTAGCTCAATTAGCGGATGGTGAATTTGTTACCCGTGCTGATGGTGTGCTAGGTGCTGGAATTATTGCTGGTGCTAATCCTAATAGTATGAAAGACATGAGAGAAAAAGGTGCTAAATATTTTTATGACCAACAAGCAAAATACAAAAGAGTGTTTGATTTAATTAAGGATAAAAATGAAACAAACAAAAAACAAGATTAAACCATTAGTAAACGTAATTACTGTTGAGCCAAAACACGTAGAAAGATTTTGGCCTTTAGCAGAATTCATGGTTACTGAAGCATTAAACTATTCTGGTAAATATGCAGACAGTAAACATGTATATGATTATCTTTTAAAAGATATGATGCAATGTTGGATTATGTTTGGGTCTGATGAAAATGAAGAGAATAAAGTTTTTGGTATAGGGATTACTAGAATATCTGAAATGCCTAATTACTCACAATTAGAGATTGTAATATGTACCGGCAAAAGAAGGGACTTATGGGAAGATCAATTTGTTGATACAATAACAAAATTTGCAAAAGCCAACGGTTGCAAACGTTTATGTATTTGGGCCAGACCTGGTTGGGAAAAAGTTTCCAAGAAATGGGGATGGCAAAAGAAACATGTACAATTGGAGAAATGGTTAGATAAATGAGTTTTATAAGTAATATATTTGGTGGCGGAGGTGGCGGAGGCGCACAACCTTCAACTCCTGCATCACAAACAAGTTTTGTAAGAGAAGCGCCTGGTATAGAGGAAAGAAAAATTGAATTAATGGATATTGCAAGACAGGTTGCACAACAACCGGTCTCAGTTCCTGCAGTGCAAGTAGCACCAACATCCGCTTTAGAACAACAAGGAATAACGGCTGCCGGACAAACTGGAGTTGGAGCACCAACATTAGGTGCAGGCATTGGACAAGTATTAGGTGCAGCAGCAGGGCCAAACATATCTCAGTTTTATAATCCATATCAACAATATGTAATTGATGAAATTAATAGACAAGCACAAATGGGACAACAACAACTAGCTGCACAAGCTGTAGGTGCTGGTGCATTTGGTGGTGGAAGAGAAGGTGTTCAAAGAGCTGAAGCAGAAAAAAGAAGATTAGAAGCTGTAGGCAGAGCACAACAAGCAGGATTTGGCCAAGCTTTAGGTGCTGCTCAAACACAACAACAATTAGGTTTACAAGCGGGACAACAATTAGGACAGTTAGGTTTACAACAACAGCAACAAGCTCAAGCTGATATTTCTCAGTTAATGGGTGCAGGCGGTTTACAAAGACAATTAGCTCAACAAGCTTTAGATGCTCAAAGAGCAACACAATTACAACAAGCTTATGAACCATACCAAAGAGTTGGTTTCTTATCTAATATCTATGCTGCAGGGCCTAAGTCACAATCACAAATTGAAATGGCAACTGCTCCACAAGCAGCACCATTAGCACAATCAATCGGTACAGGTTTAGGAGCTTTCCAAGCATTCTCAGGTATAGGAGGAGCTTAATGAATAAGGTTTTATTAAGACCACTATTTAAAGACGCATATCTTAAAAAGTTCAACAAAGGTGGTTTAGCTGTTAAAAAATTTAAAGTTGGTGGTATTTCTGAAGTAGATAGAAGAAATTTATTACTTACACCAATTACTTCTGCATTATTACAAGCAAGAAAAATGCCTGGTGAAGGAGAACTTGGCGCATTAGCTAGAACACTTGGACAAGGTATGGCTGCAGTTCCAACAGTTGCATCTCAAATTGCAGATTTGGAAGGAGACACAGAAGAACAAGAAACTTTTGAATTTGTTGCGGATGAAGATTTACCGCCTGAACTTCAAGGCAAAGGGGCTTATCAAAGAAGCACATTAACAGGAGAGTACAAACCTGTAACAAGAGAAAAACAAGCAACACAAAAAGATAATTATATAATACTAAAACCAGAAGAAGCTAAAGAAGAATTAGGACAAGCTTATAATCCAGATTTAATTTACCAGAGAAATAAAGAAACTAATAAGTTAGACATTCTTGGAAAATCTGGAACAACGGTTAATGTTGGAGGAGAACAAGATCCATATTATACAGAAATAGCTAAATCAATGGGTAAAGCAGACGCTGAAGAATTTGGTGCATCACGAGCAGCTTTCAATAACGCAACTCAACTAGATCAAATTTTAGATCAATTTGAAATTTTAGCAAACTTACCTGACGATGAATTAAGAACTGGTGCGTTAGGAGAATTTAGATTATCTGCTACTAAATTTTTAAATGATATTGGTATTGAAGCAGACTTTCAAAATGTACCTTTAGCTGAAGTTTTAAGAACTGTAGGAGGTAAATTAACTATTGATAATCTACAAGGATTTAAGGGTGCAATCTCTAACAAAGAATTATCTTTTGTTGCAGGTGTTACTCCTGGATTATCGATGTCTAAAGATGGTATTAAATTAAACAATGCTTTAACTAGAAGAGCAAATGAAATAAATAAAAAGTTTTTCTTAGAAGTTGTTGAACCATTCATGCAAGCTAACAAAGGTCTACAAGGAAAATTCAATGGTAAATCTTTTGGTCAATTAAAATCAGAGTTTCATGAAAGAAATCCATTAATTACTGATGACATAAGAAATAGTATTAATGCAAACATGAATAAAGTGGATCCAGAGTTTGCGACAGATATTATTACTGACCCAGTAACAAAAGAACAATACTATTATATTGGTGGTAAGTATGTACCAGTTCCAAAAAATCCAGGAGGTTAATCATGGCTGTTACAAACCAAGATTTAATTGATAGACTCGAACAAGAAAGAAAAAAGAAAACTGGCCTTGATGGGGATAGTGTTACTGATCAAAACTTAATAAACAGATTAGATAAAATAAGAGAAGACTCAAAAGAAAAAAGTTTTTTAGAGGGCGTTGGAGAATCCGTAAAAGAATTTTTTACAGGAACTAAATCTACTGAGTTTTCTGACATGCCAGAGATTGGTGAATATAAAGGTGAAGGAGCATTAAAAGTAGCCGCAGGTTTAAATTTAACTCCAAATATTAGAAGTCAAGCTCAAATAATTCAAGCACAAATTCCAGGTTCAAATATCATGGAAGATAAATTTGGCAATCCAATTGCAGTTATGCCAGATGGACAATCTTTTTATTTAAATAAACCAGGAGCATCTTTTCAAGATGTAATTCAAACCACTTCACAAATTTTACAATATATTCCTGGTTACTCAACAATTGCAAAAAAATATGCAAACAATATTTTAAAAAGATCTTTAGCACAAACTGGACAAGCGGCAGGTTTAACAACTGTTCAAGAAGCAGGTGCGGTAGCTTTAGGAGGCGATTTTGATTTAGGAAGAGTAGGTTTAACGGGTGCTGTTACTTTAGGATTTGAAGGAGTTATTGGGCCAGTTGGAAGAGGTGTTTTAAAATTATTTAAAGGAAACCCTAATTATTATAAATTAATAACGGAAACCGGCCCAGATGGTAACCCTGTTAAAAAAATAGAAATAACTAAAGATGGTTTTAAAGCATTAGATGCAGCAGGAATTGATGTTAAAAAAATTAAACCTGAATTTGCTGAAAGATTTTTTAATAATGTTGCAAAAGGTTTAGACGATGAAGTTGCTGCGGTTTCAGCAGGTGCAGGAGAATTCGGTTTTGAATTAGCAGCATCGCAAGCTAAAAGAAATGAAGAAGGTGTAGCTGCTCTTTATGAAGCGGCCAAAGGAGCTTTCGGCCCAGAAACACAAAAGAAAGCTTTAGATTTTTTAAGAAAACAAGAAATTGATATTGGTGTAAGTTTAAAAACCTTTACTAAAAAATTTAACGAAGGCTCTGTTGCTGAAGAAGGTGTTGAAGATTTAGGGCAAAGTTTAATAAATACAATTGAAGAAGGTTTTAAAAAAGCATCTGACGATGTGACAAGTAAATATAATTTAATTGATAAAGATGCTATCTTTAATGGAGATGCATCTAATATTCAATTGTTAACTAACTCTGTAAAGAAAACAATTAAAGATGAATCAAAACAACCTTATAATTTTTTAAAAGCAATAGATGAAAGTACAGGAATAATGGATAAAGATATTACTCCAGCTTCGATGAAAGCTTTTAATGAAATTAAAAGTTTTGTTAATTCTTTTAAAAAGAAAAAAACTCAGAAGAAAGTGCCTAAAAAAACTTTGAATGATTTTGAAACAATGCGTAAAAAACTTTCAAGTTATATAAATGCAGCTAAAAACAATACTGATAAAAAAACAGCAATAGCCATTAAACAAGAATTTGATAAACTCTATGATGATACTTTGGATAATTTATTATTTGCAGGTAAAGAAGGGGATGATATTTTAAAAACAAATATTAAAGCTGCTAGAGATGCGTTTAAAGAAAAAGAAAGAACTTTTGGAGTAAATATTAAAAAAGGCCCTGTCAAAATACAAGATCCTGGAGGTGCTGCTATTCAAAAAATTTTATTAGATCCTGATGTAACAGGGATGAAAGCCATAAATTATATTTATGGTTTAGGTACAATTGGTAGAAAACAAAATGCAAACCAAATTATAAACCGTTTAAAAACTGTATTTAATGTAGAAGATTTAACACCTAAAGCAGCAGCATTGAAAAGTCCAGATTTTGCAAAACTTAGATCTGGTATGATTGAAAAAATGTTTAATGATTCTATAAGAAACGGAAAATTTAATCCTGCAGCAATGGTTAAAAATTTTGATTATATTTTTGAAAAAAACCCTGACTTTGCTAAAGCGTTATTTGACGCAAATGAAATACAAACTTTAAAAAATTTTGTAAAAGAAGTAAGAAAAACTCTTAAACCATCTGACCTTGTTAATGTTTCAAATACTGCGGCAGGAATTAGTAGAGTATTCCAAAGAGGTGCAAGACAGTTAGTAGGTATCATTGGTTTTAAATTAGCAAACATTCAAGGATTATTGTTAGGGCGAAGTGCTTTTGATAATGCTAAAGATGTATTTGAGCAAAGAGCTGCAAAAAAATTAATTTCAAAAGAATTTGGAACACCTCCAGGGTGGTTACAAACAATGAATAGAAGTACAGGTACAGGAAAAAAATTAGCTTCTACTATCGCAACCGTAAACCAAGTTTATGGCCAAGTAGTTCCTAAAGGTGGGATTGATGCAAGATTAATGACAGAAGATATTAGAGAACAAATAGAGCCAGAAAAAAAAGAAGAAGGATTAAGAATTCCAGGAGTAGGAACATTACCTTTATTCCCAACAAAGAAACCGGGAGATCAAAGTGCATTACCATCGATGCCTGCATCTATGCAAGAACAACCACAAGGTTTGGCTTCACTACAAAGACAAGATTATGAATCTTTATTTCCACAAGATACTTTAGGAGCAGCAATTTCAAGAAGAGGAATGGCATAATGACTAAGACGGCAATTCAACGAATCGATTCACACGAGAAGTTATGCCGTATCATGCAAAAACAAACTCACGATAGAATGGAAAAGATAGAACAATCAGTTTCCAGAATAGAAAGAATATTAATAGGGTGTGCCGGAGGATTATTAGCCGGTATGGGTTATATCATTTTTGAACTTGTGACAAGGATATGATATGCCTGCTCCTCTTTTAGGTTTACCTGCCTTACTACAAACAATAGCAACTATCGGTGTAGGTGGTGCTGTTGGATATAAAGCACAAAAAGATTTACAACCTTACATAAAACAGTTAAAGAGTAGTCCGGAAGATATGGACACACCACAATTAAAAATGTTGAGGGCATTACTATTGCCTAATCAAGCTATTGCAGCGGAAGCAAAAGATTTAATATCTAAATCTGCACCAGAACTTACAGGATCGGGTCAAGTATTTGGGCCTAAAATAGGTGATATAGAGAAGGTACAAGAAGAAATAAAACAAGTTACTAAACCCCCAATAACTTCAACACCTATTAAACCAATAACAACTGAAACATTTCCTGCAGAGCCACAACAAAAACCAGAGCCACCGGTTCAACCAGAAATAGATATGGAGACAAAAGAATCTTTCCCTGATCAATCTGAAAAGATAAATATTCCAATAATCACTTACAGTAAAGACTCACCAGAAAATTTAAAAGATTTAGTTGGAAGATCTGTTGGCCAAGAAAAAGGAGAAAAAGCTATTGAAAAATTATATGACGACAGTATTTTTGAGGGGGTTTTAGATAGTGATCAATTATCCAGAATGAGACAATTAGAAGAAAATTATACGGGTGGTCTTAATGATTTAGGAGATGCGGGTATTCCGGTAATTTTAGAAAATACTATGTTAGATCAACATGAAGAATATATGGAAGATTATAAAGATGCTTTAGCAAATGCTGCTAGAGAAACTTTAGGTAATGAATTTAAAGCTTACAGATTGATGGAAAAAGATGACGCAATAAGAATGTTAACGGAAGGAGAGTTTCCTAATATAAAAAGATTACAAGAAGATGAAGAAGGCAACGAAGTTTATAAAGATATAATTATAGATATGATGGGTCAAGAAACACCTTTATCAAGAGAGGCGTTTAGTTTTTCTTTAAGTCCAAAAGAAGCATTAAGTTTTAGATATTTAAGTGCAGGCGGAAGACGTGATAAAAAAGATGAAGATTTTGTTTTAATAGAAATGAAAGCAAGTCCAACAGATATAGTTATGAGAGGTCACGAAAGTGAAAAAGATCTTGTGCTTAGAGTTGATGGAAATGTAGCAGGAGACAAAATAGTAACTCCAAATTTATTTAATGTTTATGACATAAAATATGGAGACAAAAATCAAGTACAATTGTCAGAAAATAAAGAGTATAAAAGTTTTGTAGATTCCTCTCGTGCAAAAACAAAAAAACCGGAAGCTCCTGCAATTGTAGGGGCAAAAGCTCAAGAGGGTGGCAAACAAATAAAAGATATTACAGCAGGCTTCTCAGTACAAAAAGATATTGTACCTTCTTTATTAGAACAAGGTAAAGCTGCAACACCAATGAAAAACTTTTTTGAGAAAGATACTAATGTTATAAATTATAAGATCGGTGATACTATTGGAGCATATGGTGGAGATGTGGAAAGAAGTTTAGATATAGAAGCTAATGTCAAACCTGATTTTAATATAGACAGTTTTTCAGAGGTAATAAAACAAGGAGCTAAAGAATACAATCAGGATGCGGTTTTTGTTGCAGAATCTGCCCCGCCAGAAAAGGCAAACACTGTTGGTTTTAGCATAGACTTTGGTTCTAATTTAAATATTGCAGATGCACTTGAAGTGTCAAAAAGAATATCGGACACCGCACAACTTGATGGATTTACATTTAAAGTTAAAAATTTAGATACATCAGGAGCATCTATTTATCTTCCACAAACGGAAAAAGATATAGAAATGACTCAGAAAGCAGTGGAAAAATTTAAACCCACTGATCAAATTAATCTTGCAGGTTTTTTAATGCCTGACGGTAAAATGCTAAATTTTTCTAGAAGTGGTAATGTAAGAGACACAGAACACAGACGTGTTGGATTAGTAACACATCCTGGATCAGATGGAGTATCGTTTGGCCCTATGTATGACTTTATGAATAAAACGGGTGCGATTAGATTAGCAGGAAACACAAATAGATTATATGCTGAGATATCAAGTAAACCTTCTGCTTTTCAAATTAAAAAAATTGTAGATGAATATAATAAAAATAGAGATAGGTATGATTCATTAACAATAGCACTTGCTATGCCAAAGACTGAGGGTGCTCTTGGAGGAGTAAAACCTGAAGAAGCGATTGATTTAAATAAAATGACTTATCGATTACCTAATGAGGCATTCATTGAAATCAACGGTACTAAAGCTAATGCAAATGATATATTTAAAAAATTTCAAGCCGCAGATGTTATGGGTAAAACATTTACGGGTATACGACAATTAAATATTCCTGAGTTTTCTGGCATGTCTCCAAAAGATGCAGCAAGGAAAATTGTTAATTTAGGTAACAACATGTCAAAAATAATTGAAGAGACAGGAATAAAAACATTGGACAAACCTAAAACTAAATCTTATAATGTAAAATTATTTCAAAAAGGAAAAGATTACTAATGGCTACAATAGAAGAAGTTTATAAAGAATTAAAAGAGATGCAAAGAAAAGGTGAAAATATTGGCATCTTTGGACAATCTTATATAGAGATGTTTGAAAATAAAGATAAGGAACAATCTACAACAAAAGAAGTAGATGTCTCATTTGTAAAAAATAAAAATGAAAACCAGAATACACGTCAACCAACACAAGATCCGGTCGAACAAAAAGAACAATCTGAATGAGCCTGTAATAACTGTTAAGACTTCTAAGTCTAACACTTATGCTCACACAGTTGATATCTTAGGCCCTGCAAAAGTAATCTATAGTCCAGATAAACCATTA